ACCCTACTGATGGCAGAAGCAACGGTGCCCCCCAACCCCTAAAGTTGAGACCGCAGCTTGATCTGTTTATAACAAATTTTCATTTTCACTATATACACGCACACCGAACGGCGGTGAAACGGCTAGTTGCTTACATAACTGCCGTAGGAACTTGCATGACAAAGACATCACCAGCAGAGCCAGCTGTGGTTGCTGTGCCGCTAAAAGCAGGGAATTGGATGTAGGCAGCAGCAGATGGATTGGTGATGTTGAAGCAAGACTGGAACTGCAAACCATATCCAGTGGCTCCACCACACGCTGAGGCCAACGCATTGTTGCCGGTCGCAAGAGCACCAGCAGAGTACCCAACGAACGGAGTACGCTGGGTGCAGTTCGTCAGAGTCAGTGACGCACCAAAGGTGATGTTGAATGAGCTACTGGAGTTGTTCCAAGTGACGGACACAAAATAGTCACCAACGCACCCAGGAGGGAAGGCGATGGTGTTGCCACCAAGTGTGAGACCAATGTTGTCCGCTACCTTGACAAAGTTGTTCAACATGGTGGACGTGCTGGCAAACGAAACGCCAGTGCAGTTGTAGTGCGCAGCATTAAGCCAGAGCCCTTGCAACAACGTCGGGATTGGCTTGTACAGCTCGATCTCGTACGTGATCCACAAGGAGCCGACATTGACACTGGTACCCTGCATACCAGTTGTGGCAATGTAGAAGGTGCCAAGATCATAGGTCTTCTGATCTTCACCATTAGGCACACCACCTCCACGCACAAAGAGGCGTGTGAGAGGTGTCTGATTCATGGCGCACTCAACGGGTATGATCATGCCCTCGCACGGCTTTGTCTCGAGGGCCCACATCTCGTTGAGCATGGCAAGCTTGCTGGTTGGTGCAGGTTGGGTTGGACGATAGGCGACCATCGCCATGACCGAACCAAGTGCGGTGTTGGTGCTGTTCAGTGCATTGGCACTCTCGCTATGGAAGTCGAGGCAAATGCCACGAGGCCTCCATTCTTGGTACTGCTGAGCGACAGCTGAGCCAAGAGGAAAGGTGCTTTCAAGGCCAGGGTTCAGTGCGAACGATTGCACACTGAATGTGTTGGCAGTGCTAGACGACACAATGTCGCCCAGGTACTCACGTCGACGCAACACTATCGACTCAGAGTCGATGTGCATCGCAGGGACTTGGCCAACCAAAGATTGGGTGGTCAAGGAATTCGTCTGGACGGAGTAGGCACCCATGCCGAGAATGCGCGAAAGGCCGCCCCCAACAGCGCGGCCTAGATGCCGACCAACAAGTTGGCCTGCTCCGGCTGCGTAGTCAGCAAGTGACAACTGCTGCATTTTGCGCGTCACATTACGACGCGACGCCTTGCGGGCGACACGCCGTACCTTGCGCTTGTTCTGTTGATTATTGAGGCGCATAATTGCGCGCGTGTTTGACATTGAAGGGTTCGTAATGTAATTAAGGAAGTCTCTGAGTACGGGATGCGCGCAGAGTCGCGGACTGTACATCACACCATGCATAATGCCGACGCCGTGCAGTCTCTAGGCATTTTGGTTAGCTACGGATACCGTATTTGGGCCGATTAAACGGTGTGACCCCTGTCTAGTTTAAGGTCATACGGCAGGACCAAACGCTCAATAGTCCAGATCGATGCCACTGGAACAATTGAGGTTAACTCGCACGGGTTCACGTGCGAAGCGTTGTTCGTAAAGGCGTTGCTGATGCGGCTCTATACCGAAAGCACGCGCGAAGGATACGCGAGCGGCTACGGTAATGGTCTTATGCCTCATAGTCAACCCGGCACTCATCCACGACAGACCTTGACCGAGTACACTACGAGCAGTTGGCTGACGAAAAGGCCTGTACAGGCGGTCATAAAACTGCTGCCACATGGGTAAACCATAGGCAATAGCTAGACCACATTGGCCTATCATAGCTAACCGATCACGGCGTCCATTGGCGGACACCGGCGTACGAAGTGAACTACAATCTTTCGATATGGCGACGCGCGGATCGCGCACCATACGCCAGTCAGTGCCATCATACACTGGTTGAGTTTGGCAGAAGACTAGCTGTTCAAGCACGTCCACAACAGCCTCTATCTGCATCTCAATACCTAGGCCATGAAAGAATGTGTTCACATTCGGCATCAAACGCTCAGCGTCTTTACGTTCCATTATGAGGACGGTGTCGTCACCATTGTTCACAATAACAGCTCGCAGGGCTAAATTGTGTAACAATTGCCACCACATGGACACACAAAGGACTATGTTGCCGAGCGAAGTGTTCATATCGCCCGAGCAGCGACCGCCCTCGTGTTCATACTTAATCACACCGTCACTAACGACAAGTTTGCCCTCGCTAGACAACTGTAGTGCCAAAAGGCGCTTCAGCAGCTTACGATCACTGCCGCTGAAGTACCGTAAGTACAGTTGGTGCTCCCAGCGTAGCAAATTAATGTTGACGTGTTGATCAAATCGCTTAGCATCGGTCTTTATAGCCACCGGATCGCGGAAAGTAGACCATGCATAAGCGATATAGCGCCCAACCTGTAAACAGTTGTAACCCTTCATTACAGCTGGTATACATTGGTCGCAGATGTGATTAAGCGCG